CAACTCCATTCAAAGAAACGACACGGCGAATGGAACTTTGGACCAACAGAACCATTCCTTGGTGAAGGGTCTATTACTGTTGATGTAGGAGGTAACACAATTATCACTGGTAGGTTTGGCGACATTGCTTTGTATAACAATGGAGTTGAACTTGACTGGGAAGATATTGTATGGGACTTTGATGGATGCGCTACAACAGCAACTTGTCCACCAACAACTTCTGTATGCTTTTCAAACTTAGGCTATCCTATTGAAGATTGTACAGGTACAGTTGGCACATGTGTACGAGGTAGCTGTGGATCGTGGATTGCAACGTATCCTGAAAGCTTAGCTGAGTGCGATGGTACTTGGTATGTTGGTGAAAACCTAACTAACAAGACTGGCGATTACTGGGATACTGTTTTCAGTTGCCCAGATCCAACAGGAACTTGTGTTACAGGAGATTGTACACTCGGGTTTACAGCATCCTATCCAGTAACAGAAGCAGCTTGTACTGGCGACTGGTTTAAGGGCGTAGATCTTTCTGGCGAAGGTCCAGCTTATTGGGATGAATACTACGATTGCGAAGATCCAATTGGATGCTGTGTAGTAGGAACAACTTGTGACTGGGATTCTATTTCTGTTACTACTGAAAGCGAATGTACTGCACTCGGTGGCACATGGACTGAAGGAGTCAAAGGAAAAGAATGTACAATAGCAAAATATGAAGAAGACAATAACTGTAACCCAGCTCCTCCGCAAAGTCTTTCTTATGTAGTTACTTATTATGTAACTGATGCTTTGTTCTCAGCGCCTTTATTTCCCGGTATTGCAAATCCTGCAGGACCTGTGTTTGATACTTCTGCATATGAAAATAATTGGTATACACATCCCGCTGTTACACCCGGTTCCCAAGTAACATGGCCTTTAGCACTACAAGCTTCGTCCCCAGATTTTTGTGCGGGTTATACGCTTAATAACTATAGCTATAATAAAACACAAGTAAGCGGTTCGCTAACTTTGATTTACAACTTTAGTTATCTTAGCGGTGATAAAGACCAAGCTATATACGGTATTGATAGTATTGTAGGACATCCTGGTTTTAACTTAAATGACCAACTGGTAACGTTTAACACCGATATTTGGTCGGATGATGCCTGTTGTTTTCCTTTTGATTGTTGCACAACAAATCCAACATATTGCGAAGGTATACATTACTATCAGCACTTGGGTACAATGACTACAATCAATGCTACCTTAAATGGAACACTAACTCGTACTTATAACGCAATTACAGGCAATACTGATTATGCTGGTATAGTAACAGTACGCCCTCAAGATACTAGTCTAAGTAATACTACTATTGAATTTGGCTCTAATGTCTCATACTTTAGTACAGGAATCACAGATAGCCCTTCAAAGTGGGTTTCAGCTGGCGCTGCTAGAGATGATTACCCAAAGAAAATTCACATCGGTTCTGTTACAATTCAAAATAATACTGATGTATCTTGGGGAAATAATCTTGTCCCTTATACTTATGAAGCAGGAGGAGACGGTCTATTCTTAGCTGGTGTACAAGCATATCGTCTTACTAATACAATTTTGGAACAAGCATAATGCAAGGACTAGGTGACTTACTTTATTACGTCTTTCATTACACAGGCATTCATTGGTTAGTGCATAAGTTTAGTTACTATACTGGCTTTGAATGTGGATGTAATGCTCGACGTAAGAAACTTAATAAGCGATTTCCTTTTAAATGAAACATAAAATAATTCTTCGTGGTTGGAGGGATATCAACAACGATTGGCGATCTAGATGGCTTCGGTATGGGACTGGCGATGAATTAACTCACTGTACCTTAAGCGTTGGTGACTTAACTCTCCATGTAAATTACAAAGGAAGTAACTGGTATCCAACAATTCGTCTGTTTGATTCTTACGTTAACTACTTTGAATTACAAGATGCTATATACATAGGTGAAGTAAAGCGACCCGTTTATATCAAACCAGATCCGGGCAGTACATGGCAGGTTATCAAATGGAGATATCTGTTTGGTCCTCGACCTAATTGCTGCACTACGGCGTGTATAGACGCGTTAAGACAAAACGGAGTCGATTGCCCTGAGCTTATAATGCCACATAAACTTATTGATTACTTTGATAATGATTATATTAGGCCTGAGCGGTAAAGCTCGGACAGGAAAATCAAGACTATGTAAAGAATTATACGATGCAGCTGAGCGTTTAGGTTGGGACATTGAAATCAAACCGTTTGCCGGTCCCCTAAAGAAACACGTTGTGGAAACACTAGGGTTTACGAAAGAAAGTAATCCTAGTATGTATCGCAAGTACTGCCAAAAGATTGGCGCTGAAGAACGCAAGAAAGATCCAGATCATTGGGTAAAGCTATGGCATAAAGATATGCTAGAAGAATTCAAGACTGAGATGGAAACAAGCGAGCGTCCTGTTCTGTATTTGGTAGACGATGTGCGATATGCCAACGAGATTAAGACTCTTAATAGACCGGATGTAAATGCAACTATCTTGTTTGTTAAGCATGGTAAACGACAGATTGAAGATCCTGACGGAGCATGGAGACAGCACGAGTCAGAAAACTTAGCTAACACTTATGAAAAAAGTCCAGATGAATACTTAAAGAACGAGGTTGGTTATCACTTTGTAGTGCATAACGACAAACCAGAAGAAGAGATTCAAAAGTGGGCTACTAATTTCATTAGTTACTTAGCCGCATCTGATCCGTGCTTATGTGAAACATGTGTTGCAAATTATGAAATGCGAGAACCAAACATAGACAAAATAGATGAGGAGCTAAAAGAGTTTCTCAACGATCTTTTAGGAGAAGAAGATGAAGAAGACGGAGATGCCTGACGTTGCTATTCTAGATGCAGATATCATTGCGTATAAGGCAGCGTGCTGGGCTGAAGCTCATAGTTCTTCTTTGTCGGATATCAAAGATAGACTATCCTTTGATGTTAACTATTGGACTCCTCCGGGTTTGTCTAGACGTATGCTGGCATTTTCTTGTAGTAGGCAGGATAATTATCGTAAAGATTATTGGCCAAGCTACAAAGAGAATCGAACAGGCAAGCCAAGACCTAAGTTCTTAGAGGTCTGTCAAAGAATCCTTCAAGAAACAGAGCAGACCGTTGCCTTGCCTCGTCTTGAGGCAGACGATATTGTGGGCATCGGTATGAGTTCTGGGACTATGGTTGGAGTCAGCCTTGACAAAGATCTTAAGTCTTGCCCTGGTTGGTATTGGAATCCAGAAAAGCTGGACTTCCCTATTTATATTAACGAAATAACAGCTAATCTATGGTTTCATAAGCAATGGCTTATGGGCGATTCAACAGACCACATTCCGGGTATCCCTAAAGTCGGTCCTGTTAAGGCCCAAAAGTTATTGGACTCTGTAACCCACGTTAACTGGACTCCCCTAGTCTTACATGAATACGAAAAGCGAGGCTTTGATCTGGACTATTGTCTGGCTCAAGCCCGTTGTGTCCGTATCCTTCGAGATGGAGAGTGGGACAAGGAGACCAAGGTCCACGTGCCTTGGTCTCCTTGCTGGGGCGTTAACGCCTGAGTCTAAGAGAAACTAAGAACTAAGCTATACTAAGCAAAGGAGAGACACTTGAATAGCTATACTACTAATCATAATGAATATACAAATGAGTCTTCTGTAACAACCGAGAGCCAAGTATTCTACATGCCCTCGATTAAGATCTATACATATCCAGACGCTAAGATGCCAACGGTAAGCACCCAAGGTAGCGGTGGCTTGGATCTATTTGTATATGATTATAAGGTTGAAGACCATCAAATTACCGTCTTTACAGGCGCCCATGTGGAGATTCCCCTTGGGCACGTAGGCTTGGTAATGCCTAGGTCTTCAACTGGAACCAAGGGATTCCGTCTCAAGAATACGGTTGGTGTCATTGATGCTGACTACCGAGGCGAGATCCGCCTTGTATGTGATAGATTTGAGAACGAGGAAGATGTAGTAGAGGTGGGAGCAAAGATTGCCCAGCTCGTTATTCTTCCTGTATGCCCATTCCCCGTGGAGCAGGTATCAAGTCTTGAGGATTTAAGTGAAACAGAAAGAGGGGCTAATGGATTCGGTTCAACAGGACTTTGATTATTCAGACGATTGGAGTGAGTTTAGTAAGTTCATCCATCTGAGTAAGTACTCAAGGTGGAATGAAGATAAGAAGCGACGAGAGACTTGGGGCGAAACAGTAGACCGCTGGTGGGTTTGGCTCAATGAGCAGGCCGCCAAGAACGGCGTTACTGAAGTTCCGTCTTTCGTTAAGGATCTGGTCTATAAGCGAGAGGTCATGCCAAGTATGAGATCTCTAATGACTGCAGGTAAGGCAGCTAACAGAGACAATACTTGCATCTTTAATTGTTCATATCTGGAGTTGGACTCCCCAATTGCATTAGCGGAGCTGCTGTATATTCTTATGAATGGTACAGGAGTTGGCTACAGTGTGGAGAAGCGGGTCGTTGATAAGTGGCCTGCTATTCCAGAGAACATTGAACGCAACGAGGGCCACTACCTTGTAGCCGGAGATAACAAGGCAGGCTGGGCAGACATGGTTAAGCAGTTACTTAATTGTTTAATTAATGGAAAGCACCCTACATGGGAACTCCATAACATCCGCCCTGCTGGTGCCAGACTTAAGACCTTCGGAGGGCGCGCATCTGGTCCCGAACCCCTAGAAGATTGTCTTCGGTTTATTACCAAGACAATCTATGGGGCAAGGGGCCGCAAGCTGCGTCCTATTGAAATCCATGACATGGCTTGTGTCATTGCTAATTCAGTCATCGTTGGCGGCGTGAGACGCTCGGCTATGATTAGTCTATCAGATCTTGACGATCATGAGATGGCTAGAGCCAAGTCAGGGAACTGGTGGGAGAACCACTCCTACCGTTCCCTCGCCAATAACAGCGCAGTCTATGAAGAGAAGCCAGCAATGGATGTCTTCATGGAGGAGTGGCTAAATATTTACCGCAGTTATAGCGGTGAAAGAGGCATCTTTTCCCGGCAAGCTGCTCGTCATTGTGCTAATCAGATTAATCGAAACTCGGATCATTACTTCGGTACTAATCCCTGTGGTGAGATTACTCTACGGCCTATGCAGTTTTGTAACCTATCTGAGGTTGTCTTGCGGCCTAAGGATGGCATCCGTGCGGTGTTTGATAAGGTAGAGGCAGCAACCATTATTGGGTGCATCCAAGCTACCTGCACGCACTTCCCCTATCTTCGAAAGAAGTGGCGGGACAATACCGAAGAGGAGGCGCTGCTTGGCGTCAGCCTTACTGGAATTTGTGACTACGAGCCGTCATACGGAGAGTTACTTGACTACCGAGAAAAGGCTCATAACGTTGCTGCAGAGTGGAGCACAAAGCTCGGCATTAAGATGCCCGCTGCTATCACTACGGTGAAGCCCAGCGGTACTGTATCGTGCCTTGTTGACTCTAGTTCCGGCATCCATGAGCGATGGTCACAATACTACATCCGGCGTGTCCGCATGGACCGCAAGGATCCTATGTGCCAAATGATGATGGATCAAGGTATCCCCGGCGCTCCATGCGTCAACAATCCTGATAACACCTATGTCTTTGACTTTCCTATTGGAAGCCAAACACCAGTTAAGCATAAGTCGGCCAATGGTCAGCTTCGAACTTGGGGAATGGTAAAGGAAGGATACACTGATCACAATCCAAGTGTTACTATTACTTATCAACCGCATGAGTATATGGAACTTGGAGCTGAGCTTTATGGCAATTACTGGGAGATTGCACAAGGACTTTCGTTCTTGCCGAAGTCTGAACACGTATACCAACAGGCTCCTTATGAATCCATTACAGCTGAAGAGTATGAGCAGCTAGCTAAGGCTATGCCTACGTTGGACTGGTCTGCTCTCAGTAAATATGAAATGGAAGATAATACTAAGTCCAGTCAAGCATTCGCTTGCACTGGCGGTGCCTGCGAAATCGTAGACACTACTGAAGGTTAACCCCCGTCTGAGAGGGATCCGGCTAACGCTGGGTCTCTCTCTTTTTCTATTTGGAGAACACTATGTCATATTTAAACATGGAGGCAATCTTTCAACGCCTCCGGTCAGGTATCGTTATGCTGTCACAAGGTGAACAGCGTACAGTATTAAACTATCTTGTGGATCAAGTACATGAGCTTAGAGAACAAGTTGAAAGCCTTCGTCGATCCGAATCTACCGAAGGTCCTCAAGGAGAGGATAGCGAAGGTAGAGTACGTCGAGGACGAAAGCCCAAGTCTTACCAGGGAGAAACTGGCGAGACGGCAGGGGATGCTTGACACAATTGCCATCTTAGAAGCCATGGTACGTGATCAAGAAAGGAAGAAGTAATGCCTATCTTTATGAACGACCCTACCATGCGAGATGTACAATATCAAGTTGGTAGTTATCGAGATAGTTTTAGTTTAGCGGATTTATTTACTAATAGATTATCATCTCGTATGTCTCAATTTGGTGAAGCAGCTAAGACTAAAACTATGGAACTTACATCTGGGTTTCAAGATTTTGGTTTAAAGGATATTCGAGAAGAGCGTAGAGAAGCGGGAATCGGCAAAGCATCTGCTGAATCCGAAAAGGCTTTGGGCGCGCTTGCTCAAGCTAAACAAAGTCGAGGACCAATTACAAGTTTATCCAAGCTTGTACATACTCGTCAACAAAAACTACAGAATTTACAACGTGCTCGTAAATCACTAGAACGTGCTAAGGACATGTACAAAATGACTGGCACTTCCTTTGAATATGATTTAACAGGGTACGATGTAAAAGCCCCAGAAGCTGCAGCATTTGAAACTCAGTTTGATCAGGCTATTGAACAACGTAAACAACAATACGCTGAAATGTATGGCTTTGATTCGTTTGAAGACATGCCTGCAGATTATGCATCCGTTGGTGCTGTTGGGCCTCAAGGTCAATCACAAGAAAGTACAATTGGACAACGTGATATTATGGATATGATCATGTCTGATATGACAGGCATGGATTATTCCGATCTTGTTCGACTTAACACATGGACTCAAGAGGGCTATCAGCATTCAGGTGCTGGTTGGTACCAGCCTTACGCACAACAAGGTTTACAAGATTATACTGGCGATCAAATGGAAGCCCTAAAAGCTTTCTATGTTACGTCTAACCTTCAATCTTATGAAGCAGCAAGAAAAACTGCTGAACAAGAAGATCTGTTTAGACAGAAAGCAGCTAAGACTGCTAGAGAGCAGACCATTGCTGGTGGTAAGGCTTTAGAGAAGTCAGCTACTAAAAGCATTGGTCAGTCTTTAGAAGATGTTCAATTACAAATTAGAGAGCTAGACACAGATTTTATGAATAAACTCGGAGCCTTTACCGAAGGACCTCGTAAGAAAAAAGTACGAAGCGTTTCTTTCGATGAAGGCAGACCACAATGATAGGAGATAACTATGGGTGGTGGTCCTACAATTGCAGGCGGTATGAGTGAAGAACAATACCGTAAACTACAAATGGAAGAACGAGCTTTCATGGCGCAACAAGAAGAGCGTCAGATGAAGCTTATGGGTGAAATGGAAGAGAAGCGTCTAGCTAGAGAGCAAGCTGAAATTCAAAAGCAAGAACGTGTTCGTGCTAGAGAAGAAGAAGCTCTCGGTGAACTTGAAGCCGGTATCGGTGAAGAGGTCACTGGCCTGAAGACTGCAGAGGAAGAAGAGGACAAGGATATTGTCATGGACTTCTACGGTAGTTTAGCTAAGGGTCAAGATAATAAAGGGAGTAGACCGGAATGAATCTAGCAGGTGAACTTGAAAGCACCATTGCAGATCGTTTTTCGGAACTAGATATCAGACGAAGATCTAAACTAGATCGAGCACGTGAATGTGCTATTCTTACTGTACCAAGTTTAATGCCACCCGAGAACTGGTCTGAGGAGTTTGAACTTCCTCAACCTTATTCTTCTGTTGGATCAAGAGGAGTCACAGCCCTAGCATCTCGTATGCTATCAGCTTTGATTCCTCTTAACGATTTACCGTTTTTTACCTTTGCTCTTAAGAGTGGGGTAGAGCCTGAGGTAGAAGTTGGAACTCTCCTTGATTCTTTAGCAATGCAAGTCTATGATAAGATGAAGAGCAAGAACATCCGTGAGGCGTTCTTTCAAGCACTTCAAAGTCTTATTGTAGTCGGTGATATTGCTGTAAAGATCGAGGAAGACTTTACATTTAGGTGCATTAGGTTTGACCACTATGTTGCTATCCGTGACGTAGTAGGGGATCTAGTTGAGTTTATTCATTTAGAATTTATTCCCGATGAAACTCCACTCCCAGCTGACAGTCAAGAGACTTGGGGCTATGGACTGTGGAACCGCAATGGTTTTAAAACTATTTTCTGTCGCTATGTTTTAGACGAAGAAGGTAAATGGCATGGGCGTAAAGAAGACTTTGATGGTAACGTCATTGATGAAGGCGTCTACGAAGTCTTCCCTTATGCCGTGCTTCGATGGAACTCCGTGGTCAGTGAAAACTATGGGCGTTCTAAATGTGAAGAGATCTTTGGTGATCTAAAGACTCTTGAAGCTTATACAGAAAGTCTTATCAATGGAATGGCAGCCGCCTCTACATTCTTCATGTCTGTGTCTCCAACAGGAGTTACAGAACTTACCGATCTCGCAACAGCTCAAAATGGAGAATGGGTTGCTGCTAGACAAGAAGATGTCTATGTTATTTCGCCTGCTCAAACAATCAATCCGCAGATTCAACAGACACAGAACAGTGTAGAGATGATGCGTCGAGAGATTGGCGAAGCTTTCTTAATGAACCGAGGTTCAATTAGAAACGCAGAGCGTGTAACTGCAACAGAAGTACGCATGATTGGTCAGGAACTAGAACAGGTCTTAGGCGGAGCGTTTAGCTCCATTGCTAGAGATCTTCTGGTTCCTGTTATTAAACGTACTATTTACTTAATGGTAGAGGCTGGGGATATTGATCCTCGCCTATCACAAGACTTCTTTGATAGAGACGGTAGACTAACACTAGATATT